TCAACACGGAGCAAACCGCAAGGAGCGCTGAATCCAGAGAATTTGTATTCTGTAATTCCAATAGTGTTAGTAGACAAGACAAAGGCTTGATTCTCCATATCAATGAAATTTGTATCGCCACCAGGGTAATTCATCTGGTCATAAGGCAATTCATCGTTTTCGTCTGCGAGATCTGCAAGGACTGCATCAGTTTGAACAGTTCCTTGATCGAAAAGAACAGAGAAGATTGAGTCAACACCTGCAGAGTTGTCAACTGGATCAGGAGATTGAGGAACACTTCGAGACATAGCATAGTTCTGAACAAGACCTACAGAAGTGCCAGGAACATCAGCACCACACATGTGGATAGAATAATCTACAGTAGTAGCTCCACCAACAGTAGGAGCATTAAATTTTGAATAGATCCATTCACCAGGCATAACAGGACCGTTATAGACAACTGAGGAAAGATATGGACCAAGAGTCATGCCAGGACCCATATTGAATGGCAGTAAATTCGCACCCTCACCTAGAGTTTGGTGATTGGTGTCAGCATAAATTTTGAAATCCATGAATTTAGGTTTGATTGAAGGAGCTTCTTCAAGACCGAAGTCATCAACCATTCGGCGCCAAACACGGAATCCCTTTTCCCAAGCATTGGAAACAGACCAAGTATGAGGAAGAGTGGAAATGTAGCAAGCATTACCAGCAGCAGCATTAGCAGCAGGTGGCAAGAGAATTCGACCACCAGCAACGGCCCAGTTCAGGCCTTGTCTGAAGAATTTTCGATTAATCGCAGAAACTGCTTGAGATATATCGATGTAATTTGTAGTTTGAGTGTCCGTTGTAATAACGAAATTCAACTTCAACGGGACAGGTTGTAACTTTTTGTGACTGGACTTTCTACGGGCCATGAGGCATAACCTATCATGAACGGTTTATAATTTACACTTAGTGTAATGATGTTCACTTGTCAATTAATATACAGATGAACATACGGCCAAACATGGAATACTTACATCCTATGGAAGAATTAACGAGAGCAATAATAAAATTGAAAGAAGAAATAGTGGAATTGCAAGATGCAATACATAATCTCACATCAGAAGTGATGAAATGAGCCACACAGAATGGCATGGCCACTGTGCGTTCTGTGGAAGGGTCACAAAACATTGGACGATCTACTCCACCTGGATAGCAACACAGTGCAAAGTCTGTGGTTGCGGAGAACGAATTCGTCGGTTCTCAGGGTGGGAGTAAATATTGACCCTTTTAACAAGTAAAGAGGTGAAGTGGAACTTCACATGTAAAGCATGTTTGCACGTGCCGACCAGAACCATCGATGAAGATGGTCAGCAGATAGAAGAAAATGATTACCAGGGAATTGGGAAATTATCGAAGATAACTGGTAATGAGGCCAAGAGGAATTTGAAATGGCCTGTGCGATGTAGATCATGTGATACCGAGAATCGGAGATACCATCGCATGGTGAAAAGACTGAAGAGAATTTACAAAATGTCTGAAGGAATAGGACAATTCATTCCTACGTTTAGAATGCCTAAACTAATTACCTTTGCACTGCCATCGATAGAGACGATTGAAAGTGATGGTGAACCTGAGGTTAAGAAGTTAGAGAAGCTCTTACCCAAGGCAAGAGAGAAATTAACGTCCCATGGGATACTTGGAGGAACGTATGTAATAGAATGCACGACCAGACTAATCTGGAGTGATTTAGCAATGGAACCACAAATGTGGAAACACCATGCGCACGTGCATATGGTTGCCGTAGCACCATACATGAATGGGAAAAAGAAGCTGAAGGAATTCTGTGCATGTCTGTTAGACTTGGGCTTAGGTAGAATTAACTACAAAGCACCAAAAGGGAAATGGGTAGAATTTCCAGGAGTGCGTTTCTACTTGACAGCTGAGAAGCAAGTAGCGAAGTACATTGGAAAGTATCTGGTGAAGGACCAGAGATCATCAAGAACGTTTGGAATTCTTCGAGGTAACAATGAAACATTACTCCACCCACTCGAAGGTGCAAGTGATACAGATAACGTGGAGAACTGATTGGGAGTCAACCCAATGCTTGCCAAGTTCAGAAGAACCACATTTAGGACAAGAAATAATCAAGGTTATCACCAATCATGGCAGAAGTATTTTCTAGAGCTAATGGTAAAAGAAGATAGGGATTCTTTACCAGGGCAATCTTACGTGAAAGAGGAAGTTTGAGAAAACTCCTGGTAGGAAGAGAATTGATATGAACAAAGTGCTCCATAAGATTACGCTTTGAAGATGAACGTGTTCGAACACGAGAGTAGGTTACAGGAGAATTCTGCATCTGCAGATAAGAACCAACTTCATCCAGATCTTCGACAATACGAGATCCAATCGAGAAGAATCGAGACATACGATCACTTCGGTGAACGATGCTTAACGGCACCAACACGGCGTCCGTTTTGATATTTGTATTTAATTAGCGTTCCCTTGCGGTGCTTACCACGAGAGGTTTTCTTTCGGAACGCTTTACCGTAGGTAACTTTGTTAGATTTTCTTCGCTTATTGTAGGCCATTAAAAACACACTCCAGAGAGTTGGCCCAAAAGACGGTCAGAGACACCCAAGAGGTGAGCAAGGATTACAAAACCGATCATCTCGACACGGTTTTCCTTGATGTATGATAGAAGACGAGCAGCAGTAGCCGCCTTCTGGACAGTTTCGACTTCAGGAGATGGTGTCATAATATCACATCTCCGTCATAGGTTCAGCCAGATAACCTCTGTGGTGTCCTGGCATTAATTCAAGTTCTATTACGATGTCGTAAGAAGAAGCACCGTTTCCTAGAGTATCAACACGGAGCAAACCGCAAGGAGCGCTGAATCCAGAGAATTTGTATTCTGTAATTCCAATAGTGTTAGTAGACAAGACAAAGGCT